CATGGACTCCGTAAGCGTCTGCAAATGCAGCGACAAGAGCGTCAACGATTGGCGTACCGTCAGGCATCGAACCGAGGACAGCAGCCGCATTGTCGACGACTGAACCGCCGACGCCTTGAGCGTCACACCCGCGAGTGATTGTGATTGTAATTTTGTCCATTAGTTCGGCACCCTCAAAACTTTGAAACCTGTACCGCCCGAATCAGACGCACCAATGGAAACACGCTGCAGCGTCCCTTTGTCGATATCCAACAGCAATAACGGTGTCTCCGCTGCCGTCGTATTGCCGTCGACCTGCAAGCAGTCGCGAAGTGTTTGTAGAGTCGTGCCGCTGCTACCGGCAGACGTTGATGCCAATGCCACGACCGCCGGAGTCGCGTTTCCAGTGGAACGCCCTGCAGCGACTGTAATCTTTCCGCCTGCGATGTTTGTTCCGCTTCCGCCTGTCCCAGCGAGCGTGTACGCCAGCGGTGATGCCAGGAGGTTTGTACCGAGGTATAAGATCCGATTGCTGATGTCGAGCGATACTCGATGCGTCGATGATCCCGGTGCATAACTCGGAGCACCGCCCCCACCGATCAAGATCCAATTCGACCCACCGTCAAACGCACACCCGGTAGTCATGTACTGATTTTGCTCAGCGCCACTTAGCTCCCAGCGTTTTCGCAGTCCTTCCGCTACGTAAATTGCGGACGTAGTTGCACCAGTGCTACTGCGAAGCATACCGCAGAGGATATCACCAGCAGACGTGATCGCTGTCAGCACCGTGTTGCTGCTGTTTCGCGTCTCGATGAGATTTCCGGACTGGCTTGCCGCACCTTTTACAAGGAGTGGAACGTCTGACGCGGCCTGTGACGTCACTGTCACGAGCGTTCCGGAACCTGCGTACACGACAGCCGTCATGCCGCCAAACGCCCCGGCGTTGTTGTACTGCACCTGACCGCTGGAACCCGCTGGAGTTCCTCCGCTTGCCGCCGCATACTCCAGAGCCGTCGCCCCAGCATTTACTCGCAATACCTGCAATGCAGTTCCAAGTGCAGTTAATCCAGTGCCGCCTTTCGCAACAGTTACAGTGTCAGAAAGAGTCGACCCTGCTGCCGTCACAGTGATGTCCGCAGACCCGTTGAAACTCACTCCGTTGATATTGCGAGCAGTTTGCAGCACTGTTGCTGAGCCAGCATTGCCCGAGATTGTTGTCTGGTCGCCAGTGTTCGTGCCGCTCGATGTTCCTGAATGGGTGCCGCTGAATGTGCCGGATTGTGTCGCAAGAGTCCCAAGTCCTAACGCCGTCCGTGCCGCCGCAGCGTCTACAGCAGTCATGACTGACCTGCCGACCGTTGTCGTGTCGATTACCTGCGTTGCAATTACGGCTTCAACACCCACGTATTACCCCTCTCTCAAATCAACAGCGGATCAACGATCCGCGTTTGTTTCATTCCCGACCGCCAACCTGTTCCTGCATCGTCACCTTGACTGGCAGGTTCACAAGGCCCGTCCGTTGCAACAGTTCAACAACGTTATTCAGCCCAAAAATGGACAACGCCATTACGATAAATGCGGCCGCAATCTTCGGGTGTCGTTGCACCATTCGAATCGCCCCAAGCACAAATTTGTCCTCATCCGTCTGCGTCGTTATCGCCTTCAATTCGACCGTCATCGCTTCGATTCTCGCATCCAGTTTCTGAGTGTGCTCCATCGCCATTGCGAAGGCCGTTGCTGTCCCGTTTTTTAGTGGCTCCCATGTGCAGAGACAACATTCAATTTCGCCCGATAGCGGGTATCTCATAACTGTTAACTGGCCCCACTCGGGCTTCGCGCCTTTGGGAATGTATTGCTTTTTAACCTGATACGTTGGGTTATACGCATCGAGGTTTCTTGACTCATCAATATCGGATTCAAGGTTCTTGTCCGGAACACTGATTGCCATCCATGTCAGCTTCCTGAGTTCCGTTAATGTGTATTGCGACCAGTCGCAGAAAGCAGCATTCGCCCAAAGTATTTGGCCGTCCAAAGTGCTTACGAGTTTCATCGCAGGGCAATGCTTAATCCACGTCCTCAGATGGTGCTCGTTTGCTGTTTCGTCGATCCACATTCGCCTCAATTCCTGTTGTCAGTCTTGTTGTTGCCAAATTCGTTTTCTGATCGCTGCGACAATCCACATGAGAAGTTCCGGAGCGATCTGCCAGAACAGCCACGCCATAATTGGAGTTATCGCCCTTGCAATTTCCTCGTCTGTGTCCGTCGATTTGATCCGCTTTTTCTTTTCCAATCTCAACATCCGCCGACCATAAAAGTCGATTGTCTCACCCTCTTTGCTTACCGCTAAGTCCCCTGCCCATGATCCACATTTCGCGGCTCGCTCGTAGAGCAGGCTGGTCATGATTGTGTCATCGCGGCTCATCAGTAATTGATCCTTACCTGACTCAACCTCAGATCCACCAAGGCATGATCCTCATAAGCTGTCACCCGCAACACATCCGGACTTATCGGCCCCGGAATATCAACCTCAACCGTACCGTCTGTGATCGTCAGGATCGCCTGTTCGCCGTCATGCTTCAGTCTTAAATTGACTGTCTCTGAAAACTCAATTCGCTCGATGCGTCCACTGATAACCGCCTGAATTGCTTCGCGGATGTTTAAGTGCCTCAAGTCGATCGGCTTGATGAAGCTCATCGAAACAGACCCCCGAACAGCCCACGCCGCTGCCGCGTGTTCGTTGGGCAGACTCCGCCAGGGCAATTCGATCCTCGATTGATCATCTGCACTGGCTTCGATTTCATCGCGACTGGCTTGCCATCATGAATCGACGCATGAATGTCGGCCATCTCCTGGTGAGTCATGCCGTCCGTGTTGATGCCATGCTCACGCAGATGTGCTGATGTCTGAAGGATTGTCGGATTCCAATTGCCCTGCACATCCCATTTGAGACGAGTCCCGTCCGATGCAACGTGAGAAGAAGCCGCCGGCGTAGCGACTTGAGAGGAGTTGGGGGTGTTGTTCGCTGTTGCCGGCGGCTCACTAGACTGGATCACCTCCTGACCTTTGGGGGTTTCGGATTTGACCTGTAGTGCTTCGATGTTGGCCTGTATCGCGGCCAGTGCGGTTGTATTTGATTCGACGACCTTCAGAATCTCGTCTGATTTCGTCTCGACTGTTTTCGATGATGTCAGCAGTGCCGACAGTTCAGCAGCACGGGCTGCCACCTCCGGCGATGGCAGTTCTGTTGCTCCGCATCCGAGTGCAAACAACAGACAAAAGCCAGCCAGCATCAGATCGCGAATGGTCGATGGAATGCGACCGAGCGGCACGCCACGCCCAAACCACCTCGCGACGTTCATGCAATCCCACGCTGACACAGTCCACGTTGCCACGACTTCTACGCCGCCGTGATCTGGAGCGTCATCTCTGATTGTCTTCATTACGCCACTCCCTTGCTTGGACTGAAATATCCGCCACCGGACACGACGCGATTGTGGTAACGCTCAACTGGCTTGTCAGGCATCAGTAAATAGCCGCCGAATGGCGCAAACTGATTGCGTTGATACGCTTCATAATTTGCCCGCGGCATCAACTTGTAGCCATTGCCGTGCGAGTTCCAAACAACCAGATGCCATGTGCCCCGAAGCTCAACGGCAGCGATTATCTCGACAGCATGACCGCCGCCGCCAGTCGCGTTTCTGCTCCAGACGGAATACGATTCGACGCGGCTGAATGACGGAGCCCAGTACACGCCGATGTGTCCCGTTCCGCCTGCGGATAACGCGATCAGCATTTGGTCCCACGATGGCATTGGACCGTGCTCACTGACCCAAGATCCATCGATTGTCAGCCCTTTGGCTCGCTCTGCGAATCGACTGGCCTTGGTTTCGTATGTGCCGTACTTCCATTCTGATTCAAGACACAAGCCTGGCTTGACGCCAAGATCCGGAATGCCTTTCGTCAGCAGCTTCACGCCGCTTTGCATCGAAGTTCCTGCATCACGGCCAACATCATTGGGCGACTGAACATACTCGCTGCCGTTGTATGCGTATGTATCCGAAAACTGAGACATTCGACCCGTGCAGTAGCGATGCCGTGCCTCTGTTCCGTTGGCCGTCGCATTGCCCTGGCAGTCGTTTTGCGTCTGTCGCTGGTCCCGCATTTCCGCCAGTAAAATCTTTGACCACGCGCGAAGCCGATCTTCCCAGCCTGCATAATCTTCAGCCCGAGGAGCCGACACTTTTGCTGTCGTTTCCAGTTCTCTCCACTCGGCTTCTGTTGGTATCCGCAGAGCATGTGTCATCGTGCGTACCTCTCAATATGGGCGGCCTCTTTTTCCGCCGTCCATTGCTCGCCACCGAACGCTTTGGCCTCTTCGGTCAGCAGGACGATCCACGCCGCTTCAGCTTTTGGGATAAATCGCGACGACATCCACGCTGCTGACTCCGACTCGCTCTTGATTTCCCCGGCTCGGAGTGCTTTGGCTCGCTCTCCGGATAGGCTGCGGAATTCTGATTCCTGCGTGTCAAACACGGCAGAAACTGAGTCCGCAGGCACTGGCCCCGGTCCAACCTCAATGCCGCCGGCCGCATAAACGCCAGCCACAGCCCCGCAAACAATCAACGCGGCAGCCTTGGCCCCACTGACTAGCCAAGACCGCCACGCGATTGACTTCGGTGGCGCGACAGCGATGGCAGGGGCCTTCTTGGCCGCTGGCTTTCGCTTTGTTGGTGCCTTCTTTGCGGGGGCTTTTTTGGCCATTACTCACCACCGATCGGCAGCACGGTAATGATTCGCAGGACGATGTTCAGCCCGCCAAGAGCAGCCACGAGGCCCGCAGCAATTGAAGGGTGATCTGTAACGATCTGCTGACCTCCAAGCACGGTCAGAGTCGCGGTCGCAGCGGTGATTGCGTTAATCCAAATTGTTTTGGATTGCCACCAAACCTTCTTAGTCTTTGCCGACATCTCGACACCCCACGACGCGATTAGTCCGGCACATTTCTGAGGCCGGTCAGCAGTCATAGGATTAAATTCGAGATCACATGGGGTGCCGACAGTCTACCAGGGTTTCAGTCGATGTCAATGGCTTCGTGAGAATCGGAGTTCCGGACCTCTGCTGATTTGCGTCTCACGCCTTTAAAAAGTATCGCACAGTTATTCCGCTGCTCAAAACCCCGCCAGCATCAAATCGCGGACGGTATCCCAAAACAAAAACGTGGACTTCGTTCCGTACTGCGAATAGAGCCATGCGGCCCACTCGCAATCGTGACCTGTCACCTGCTCCACGACGTATTTTTCATTCCAGCGAACGTGCATTTCTTCACTCACAAAAAGACGACCGGAGTACCAGACCGCTGCTCATTGCAGGGCCAACGAACGCTGCTTGAACCGATCAGCAGCCAGTTTCAAATACTCCGGATTCAACTCGCATCCAACGAAGTGACACCCGTTTTTCTTCGCGACTGCTGCCGTCGTCCCTGATCCCGTGAACGGATCGAGAACCACACAGGGAACCTGAGTTCCCGCTTCGCAGTTGCAACCAGCCTCCCAACCGATCGTCTTCGTTGTCGTGCAATGCCGTTGCGGATCTCGATTGCCGACGATAGTTCCGGAATGCCGCTCGTATGGTGAATCAGGATCATCTGACGCCCTGCCGATTTTCGTGTCATTGCCTGGACGTGTCGCCTTCCTGTCTTTCTCGATCTGACGACGCCAGGGCGTTCCACACTTCGAGCAGCAGCCACTTTCCGATGTTCCGGCCAGAATGCAGGGTTCGATCAGATCAGGCGGGAAGACGGCAAAGTGAGCGCCGCCGTATGGCTTCGTTGTCACGGTCCAAACTGACCGCTTGTTTCTCTTTTCCCACGGAACGTCGGCAACCTTCATCAATCCGGCTTTCGTTCGATGTTCTTCCGATTCGCTGGATTCGTACTCGTCAACGTATTTGTGCGACTTGTTTCCAGCCGTTCGAGGCTTTCCCTTTGGCCGCTTCGATTCGTCTCTCCCGTCCATGTCCCACGCCCCCTGCGATCCGTAGGGACGCCGCTCATCGTTCGTAATGCTGCTCTCCTGAATCGCCTGATTATCAAAGAAATACCGTTCAGACTTCGTCAGGAGAAACATGTACTCGTGTGATTTCGTGCAACGGTCCGTGACGCTCTCAGGCATAGGGTTCGGTTTGTGCCAGATAATGTCCTGCCGAAGATACCAGCCGTCTTCCTGAAGCGCGAAGGCGACCCGCCAGGGGATTCCAATCAGGTCTTTTGGCTTCAATGCTTTTACTCGAAGCCCGAACCCAGTTTCCAATTGTGGCCGCTCTGTCGTCTGTGCTCCTCGAGATAGCGACGATGACGGTCCTGCCCCGCCGTTGTAGGCATTGTACGAATCACCGAGATTCAGCCAGCACACGCCATCGTCGCGTAGAACCCGCTTGACCTCACGGAAGACTGCCACCATCTGAGCGACGAATTCAACCGGAGTCGCCTCGAGTCCGATCTGGCCATCACAACCGTAGTCACGCAGCCCGAAGTATGGCGGGGAAGTCACGCAGCAATGCACGCTCTGCTCCGGCAGTGTCTTCAGGATTTCGCGGCAGTCACCGAGATAGATTTTGACTCCGTCTCTGTTGAATGCTGGTTTTTGTGGGTCTGACAGAATCACGATAACTCCAATGTTTTCAACGAATCCCATGAGCAGAGGAACCACGAACCGCGTTTACTGATCGCGCAATCTTAGATGGTATTCAAGATACTCAATTCTTTCTGCCGCATCCTTCATGGTCTTAACCACGATCACAGGCACGGACTTCATCAAATCCCCCCGGTCTCTCAGCCTTTCGGTTAGGCTGAGTCCTTGGTATCTCGGAAGATCCGCAACGATTTGATTATGTCTGTTTTCATTCGTCGATACCACAATGTACCTCCAACAGCGGAACGCTCATCCGATAGTCATAGCGGCTTGAACTCCACCGCTGGTAAATCATCCGAACCAGACGGAACATGATCGACGTAATCAACTTCGATGCAATCTTCCTCCCAGTCCTTACCGACCGCCGACATCGCCACCGCCAGCCACTCCGAATTCATCCGAAGATGACCTTGCGGAACGTTCCGAATTATAACTTGGCAGGTCTCCTGCTTTCGCAGAGTGATAATTGCGTCCACGTTTCACCCCTCGTGAGAAAACTCAATTCGAGTCACAATCTGATCAGTGTGCTCCGCGTTTACTCATACCCCAAAAACACTTCGTTGTCCGGATCTGCGTGGTAGCTCGCTGCTGTATTCAGCCCTACATTGTCGTAAAACGCCCACGCACAATCACGACGGATGAGCATGTCCCATGATTTGTCTGGTCTAATTTTGAAGCGAAACACGCTCAATCGTGACTTCGAAAACACTATGAAATCTTGCGGCATAGTCTTAACTTTCAGGAACAGCGGAGTGCAGAACCTCGTTTACTTTCCACCGTCGACAATTTCCATAATTCGCTTCGACCATGTCCGGCACTGATCATGTGACGCAAGCAAAACACGAGTGATCTCGCGGCACGCCTTTGCAGATTTCGGCGCTGGCATGTCCCAATCCCCAATGCAATGCGGTGGCATGTTTTGACATAGCACCATTTCGCTTGCCAGTTTCATCAGCTTTGAACGCTCTTCTTCTGTCATTGCACCACCATTTTGCACCACGGAAACGCCCCGCCAAACATTCACAAACGCTGTTTAGGACTCATGATGGAATCGAACCACCGTCATCCGGCTTTTCGCCAGCCCTCTGCCATTGAGGTAATGAGTCACGATCTAACATCGACATCCGCTGCTCACTTCCAATCAAACCCCAATTCTCGAACGGTAAGCCGGACATCGTTTGCGTCCGGCCTGATCCTTAGACCGCAAACAGACGCCGAAATACTGGCGTGAATCTCTGTCGCACCATTCAGCCCGCTTGGATCATGTGAAACAATAACAGCCAGTCTTCGATCGCCGTGTTCGTGCAATCTCAACTCAATCGGCTTGCTGCCTCTTGCCGTCAATTGCTGCTGTATCGGAAGCGGAATCGATGTTGTCGTCCACATTTCAACAACTCCAATGTTTTTGCGCCTAGCGGATGCAATTACCTCTGCTCAAAACGACCCGACATCCGTAGCCCAATCCGCCGCAACATCCAGCTCGCGTCGAATACCCTCCAGGCTCACCCACAGATCATGCTCAGTCTTGCAGATCCCGCCGTCAGCCATTCCCGCCTGCACGATGGCTTCCAGTTTCTTTTCTGCCTGCTGCACGGCATTCAGCAAATGTGGGGCACACGCGATCAACACCACGTTCCGCCACCGATCGCCGTCCTCGCCATCGCGGATAATATTGTTGTCGCCGTACTCATCCGGCCCGCATGGAATGCAGTCGATCTCGCATACTGACACAACCATGTGCGGACTACCTGCGATCGGGATATGAATCACCGCCGTCGCCTCGTCAGCCTCCGGGTGATTCCTGTCGATCCTGCATTCCCACGACATCATACCGTTTTCCAATAACCTGCTTTTCATAACTTTACCCTTTGTTTTTGTGAGCAGCGGATGTTCCACACCGATCCTAAAGCGACCACACCGGCAGAGTTTCAATCTTCGCGACGATGTCTCTCAGGATCTCTTCACTCTGCAAGTACGATTCAGCGGTCATCTTTGCCACACCTTCCTCTGACACTGCATGGTGAAGCATGTAGCTCGATGCCGCGCGGCTCACATGCTTCGCCCACAGTGCTGACGATCCCTTCCTGAAGCTGGCCACATTCCTCTGGCCGAGACTCAACCGGATGATCGGCTTTCCCTCAATGCGTCTTGCGTCATCCGACAGGCCGGCACGCTCGAGCAGTTTCAAAAACTCCTCCGAGTAGGTCCGCGAGTTGTTCGCCATCGGAAAAACTCGTTCCGGATCCAGCCCGCGGAACTGCTCAATCAGATCCCTTATTTTGGCCGACAGCGGAACCAACACGTCTGACGGCCGCTCAGCCGCTTCATCTTTTTTCGCCGTCTTGTGTACCAGATACCACGCCCAGCCGGCTGCATTGTGCAGGTCTTCCAGCACTGGGCATTGGCTAGATGTGATCACGCCCGACCAAAGCAGCCCCCTCTTCTCGGCCGATCGTGCCGCAAACCAATCCTGTGACCGAAACCCGTAAACGTAGTGAGCCAGCAGGCTTGTTTGCCAGAACACGGACGGCTTCACGCTCCCCAGTCGCGGCCATTTGCAGCCGTCCACAACGGACAGCATCGCCTGAAGTTCAGCCACCGTGACAGGAACGGCCTTGACTCTTCTTTGTTCTTCAGTCCGCGGCCTCAGCAGATTGATCGTTGATTTACTAACCGTCTCCGGCTTCTGCTTCAGCATTCCAGCCCGCACACAAGCCCCGGCCAACTTGCCGACCGAGGACAAGGCTTTGCTGGCCATCGCCGATGAATTCCCTTTCGGCTGCGCCCGCAAAACCTCAGCGTAGGTTCTTAGAATCTTTGGCTGCTCAAGCAAGCTCAAAGATCTGCCGGCCACAACTCGGTGCTGCGTGCGTCCCCAGGCTTCGAACTTGTCGAGTGCGGACCTATTGTCTCTGATCGTCTTGATTGACACCCGTTTTTCCTTGTCACTAGCTGAAAGCAGCTCGTCGTACAGATCCACCAAACTCCGGGACTCGATCACTTCAGGCTTTGCCGCTTCAATCACACTGCTCTGAGGTTCCGGAAACACCCGCAGAGGAATCTGGCCCACACAACACGCATCGAACGTAAACTGAAAATCACTGAGAACTGCGGACATTGCATAACTCACACAAAGATTCCTATGGAATCATCCGTGAGGGTTTCGGCGCTCCGTCCGATGTCTTAACTGTTCAACTGACCTTGATATTGAACGCCGCCGCTACTCGGTCAACTGTGCCCTTCGACGGCTTGTTTGGATCCGCCTGAGTGACCTGTTTGGTTTTCTTCTGCATTTCAACCTGGCATTTCGCGACGACTTTTCCGCAGTCTGGAAACTGATCCGTCGAGAGTGCTATTTCCAAAATCGCACGGTTCACAACCTCTGGCGGAAAGATGCTCAGCGTTGCCAACCACGTCTCGAGCTGATGCGTGGTGAACTGTGCTTGATTTTTAAGTGAGCAAAGGCGTGTCAGAGCCTCTCCAATCTTCGGACGCATCTCGACCGCTTTGGGCAGCAGCGGCGGCGTCGAAGGCTGCGAAGGCGTCTGCATTAGCCTGCTCTCTGGTCGCCGCTGAATGTCGTGGTCTTGTGCCATTGCTGTACAAACTCCCCTGCTGATTCCGATTCTGCCATTGGCGGACAGTCGCTCTCCAGTCCTTCATCGGGTTGCGCCCGACTCGCCATCCATTGGACTCGTAGTAGTCGTAGAACGTTTTTGCGTCGACAGTCGCTTTGATCTCGATGACATAGGTGATGACATCGCTGACTGTCGGTTTCACAAACACTTGGCTCGGCCGCCGTGGAGCTTTGACCGGAGCCGCATCCACTGCATTGACTGAAACCACTTGGGGCACGACGGACGCGACAGCGTCCCTTTGTGTTTCTGGTATAGGATCAGGTAAAGGTATAGGGATAGAAGGCTTTCCGCTTTCCGTTTCGTATTCGTTCCGGGATCCGTCACTTATTCGTTCCGCTATCCGTTTCGTATTCGTTCCGCTATTCGTTCCGGATTCGGAATGATTAACGGAACAGTTCGCCTCAATGATTCCGTCTGTCAGCCCCTCAAAATGGTCTGGAACCGTCACCCAGTACTGACCAACTTCGCGATTTCCTGACCGCTCATAAACGAGCCAGCCAGCCTCAACAGCCTTTGCCCTGGCGTCAATAAGTTGCTTTGGAGACTTGAACCCCATCACGGTCATCAACTGTTGATTCCAGAACCTGACAGCCCCCCTGTATTTTGCTGCGTCCTCAGTGTGAGCGATGTAGCACAACAAGAGGCACGCAGTCGGCCCCATGTCCAGCGCCGCACATGACTTCATCAGCAGCCTGACGAATCGATGCGAAAAAAAACTATCCCTCTGCGGGTAATCGCCAGCCACAAAGACGCTCCATCAATCTTCGAAAAAACTCTTCTGCACCTTCACCGGCTCTTTTTCTGGTTCCGGTTTTGGATCAATCCACTCCTGCAACTGCTCCCACGTCAACGCTGGTTCGCTAATCCCGTGAATGATTGCCTTGCCGTCTCGAGTCGACAGCCAGAGCGAAACCATCCGTTTTCCTTTGTGTCCATCAACCCAGATCACATTGCCAATTTCTGCCAGCTCCACCGCTCGATTGTCTGCCAGAAATCCGTGAGCCTTCAGCCAAGCCAGCCGCGAAGAATGGCCGCTCATCGTCCAGACTCCTGAGACACATCGAGCAGCAGGCACGAAACACGATCGTGCCAACGCCACTTCACAGTCCATTGACTGACTGGCACTTCAAACACTGTGCCCCGCGTTTCTGCCAACGTGAACTCATGATTTATCGCGGCAGTGTCCTTTTCAGCCACAATCAACCGTTCCTCAATCGTCGGCGTGAATCCACACAGTCGCCAAATCTGCTCGTCGTGATGCCTTTCAGCTTCAGTGATAGCATGGCCCGCGAACTGTTTTGCCGGCCGCAGCATATCCCCAATCCAGCACTCGTGAGCGTCGTGAAGTAACGCCCACAGTTTTACGCGGTTTGAGTACCCTTCGCACAACTCATGAACTAACAAACAATGCTGAGCCACAGTCCATTCAACTGCCCCGGCATATCGATTCAGCCGCGAAAGATTTGTGGCAATTCGCTCTGTCGGAAACTGAGTCAGTTCCTCAAGTGGTGCGAGCAACCATGATGGCCTGGCAAAATATGAAACAGGAATTTGATCAATCACAGATGGATCCGATCTTTGTGATAACGATGACAACGTGAGGCTCCTCCCCGGCGGCAACATAGAATTTTTCAATTAGTCCTGAATACGCTTGGCAATCGTCGACCCACACCAAGCCAGTCAGAGAATCCAGAACAGCCTTGTCGAGGTTGTCCCTATCTGGCTTGATGATGTGTGGCAAACGACACTTCGGAGAACTCTTTTTCAGCAGTCGCTGCGGCCTCGGAAAGACAAAACAGCAGTCGACCCGCAAAGCAGAATTGATCAGGCTTGTCCCATCATTCCCATTGCTGACCGCCGCGGCCCGTACCGCATTTTTGAACGCCACAATCGGATGCGGTTTTCTGCCTGCTTTTGTCTTCACCGTTGTTGGCGAGTACATGGCAGCGTGAGCCCCTCGACTTGTGGCCCTTGCTCGTGGCTGTGCGATCGGGACCGCGTTGACAATCAATCGAATCACAACTGGTCTCACTTAGTTTTGCGCGTCGACTTTGTGCCGGCCGCTTTATCCTCGACGACCTTTTCCGCCTTCACTGCTCGCACTCGCAAACAGCGAACCGTGTCGCCGTTGAAAGACGTTTCCGAGACGTACAGATTGAACGGCTCTCCGATCCAGTCGGCCGTGTCGTTGCCGAACAAATCAATCAAAGCCTTCACGTTGGTTCTGTTGATCACCAGCGGCCTGTCGAACTCTTCAACAAACAGCCTTGACCGGACCTGCTTTTCCTTGCCCACTTCCGACTTGTCGAAGCCCTTAATTGTCACATTGACCGAGTCACCCAGATCCGTCCCGATGTCTAACGCCTGCAGATTCGGGGACGGGCACAATTCATTCGCTTTCAAAACACACCTCCAGATCAAATAAGAACGGTTTCACCATCAACGATAAGTTCAAGCTGCTCAGATTTTGAGTACCACTCCGGAACACTCCAGACTGACGGGTTCTGATAGCCCGGCCAGAAGTCACGAGCCTGGCACTCAACAAGCAATCCGAGCAGCTCATCAATCTCGTTTGCACCAATCCGAAGTGCTTCGGAATCCATCGGGGCACATCTGCAGCCGAATGGAGCAGACTTTTCAACGCAGATGATCCACGGATCCGCTTCGATGCCGTTGGCCATAAGGCCGCGAGTGTAGAACGCCATCTGCCGGTGATAACCAAACTTGACGATTGACCGTTCGAACTCGCCCGCATCCATCGTCGTTTTAAGGTCCGCCATGATGCCCGGCTTCAGCCAGTCCGCTCGAGCTTTGCACCGCAGCCCTGTGTCTGGATCGTCCCAGACCATTGAGACTTCCGCCCGGCCATCCTGCAGCAACTGCTTTGCCTTTTCGTTTTCCGCCAGAGCCATCGCCATGCCCACCATCGTGTTGTACTGGTCTTCCGTGACGATCTCCTTATCGAAGTTCAGCTGGCGGAAGTTCTCTTCCATCTGCTTCACGAATTTGGTAGCGGAGGAAAACGACCGATCACCGCTGGCCGTTGTGTTGCCGGGATGCTTGGCATAATCGGGCATGAACACATAACGCTTCGCAATCGCCAACGGCTCGAGCACACCGCTGTGTACCAATGAGCCGAGCTGCATTGCTGGCGTTGCTTCGCTAAACCCGTGCTGATAGTGCCGCGGGGACCGCTTCAACAGACTCAACTTCGAATTGCTGACCGCCGACCAAGCAAAGTAGTCCTCTGCGGCAACGTTCTCATACACACCCGGATCCGGGCACTTCAAAACTGACACACTACTCATCTGGCTGTCTTTCTAAACTTGCTGGCCTTACCTTAATTCCTGTTTTTCATCCCTGACCCCTCAGCACTCCACGACCACCGGGCAGCATCTTCAGCGAATAGACTTTCGTCGACCTCACCAAGGTGCCCTCCGGATCAACCGGCCCCCTTGCAATCTTTTCCTCGAGGATCTCGGCCTGTATCCGCTTTTGCTCTGCGATCTGTTCTTGGCTCGGATACTCCTGTGGAAAATATCGGCCTGATGTATTCAGCTTTGCATCGCAACGTTTTGTGCTGCCACTCATTCAAACTGCTCCATACAAAAAACACCCTGCGGACAACCATTGACGCCCATGACCGTCATCCCCATGCCGACCGATGTCAGGTTGTCCGCAGGGATGGACTCAATCACAATCACTGTCGTTGGACTCAATGACTTGCTTGATAGCGTCATATATCTCGTGACGATGGACAGACGTGTCCCGCGGAGCCGTAACTCCAAGCCTGACTTTGTCGCCCCTAATCTCGATGACCATCACGCGGATGTCATCACCGATGCAGATTTCCTGATTGGCTTTACGGCTGAGAACTAACACTAAACACCTCCTTGCTTTGTTGTTTGAAAAAACGGGCCGCAAATCTTTTGCGTCGGAGATCACCCGATCGGCTTTGATCCATGCCGAACCCGTTTGTGTGTATTCGGCCTCGCCATCCGTCATGACGAGGCCACGATCAGGAACGCCCTGACCGCTTCCGATCGTTGTTCCATGTTCGGTTGCTGAGTGCCGCACAGCCTGCCGAACGCAGCCGGGAGTTAACGCGATTGGACAAAGCCCACCTGCTACCCGGAAAGGTGTTTCAGTATGTCCGTCCGTATCTCTTGCGTATCTCACGTTCAATCCGTTTTTTCTCGGCACGGTCTTCAGCAATCTCAACAGATCCAGCCGCGAAGCAACCGAGCATCACGAGAACCAAAAAGGCGAGGCAACTATTGAGCATGTTCCAGACTCCCAGCAAACTTTCCCTGTTTAGTCCGTGCCGCATTTGTCTTATTGCAACCGCAACTGGTTCGCGTTCCGTGCCTTAACCTGTCGAACCTGTACCAGTCTCTAACGCCACAATCGCATTCACAAAAGGCCCATCGCGTTTGCCTGTTCTTTTCGTCTCGTCTTGCTTCAACCGACAGCACTGTCAACTTTCCGAACACGACGCCGACTGCTGGCGTGACAAGATTCCGTGTTTTTGCTGCCGTTCGTGGCTTCTTTGAGCAAAGGCAGGTCTCTTTGCCTTTTATGAACTTTGAAGGCTCGACAATCATTTCCGCCCTGCATCGCCTGCACACAGACCGCCAGGTGATACGCAGGACGCCTTTGTCGTTTCGATATCTGCGGTACAGGCCGGTGACTGACAGCGTGTTGCACTTGAGCCCGATTGGAATGTCAACAATGTTTGTCACTTTGTTTCCTTTACTTTCATCAGCCTTGATCCGTTCCGACGTTGCCCTTCGATGATTTCAGCCAGTCCAAACACGTTGTGCAGTTCGTGGGCTCGCTTCCGATGATTCCCGACAGCGTTTACGTACTCACTAGTGAACTTTGCCAGCCCGGGGAAGTATTCGTTGACAGCCCTGAATGCGATCTCTTCTGCCGTAAGTGGCTCGCCTGCATCCTTTAAGATTGCAAAGCAACGGTCGACAGTTTCCGTTCTGATCGCTTCCGCCTTTTTCGCCGCATCATGTGACGTCTGTGGATCACTTCTGCGGGCAATCGGAGGTGCGACGACTGGCTCGGCTTCATCGAACAGAGTTCGCTGTCCCATGTCAGTGCTCCTTATGCCGGTCCCAGTCCATCAGTGAATCGTCGGTCATGTCGATCGTGCTAACTGGTTCACCGAGTGACAGACCTTTCGGAACACACACCACTGCTCCAGCTTCGACGAGTCGCACAGCCTTCCGAATCTTTTCCAGTGACTGCTGAGCAATGTCGATTGGCATTGGACTGCCTACTTTTTTCCGCCACCGTGCCATGAGGCTTTGAATTTCTGTGCGGTCGCTGCTCATCGTGTGGCCTCCTGCTCAATAAGTTGCTCGACCAAATGATTCCCGTGGCATCGCTCCGGAAAGCACCAGCAACCCAGAACCTTTCCAGATAGCGATGGAATTTTGACTTGCAAACTCGGCTTCAGATTGAAGTAGACCTCGAAGGAATCACATACCGTTTCTCTGTCGCCATCCTCCCCGACAACGAACGGGTTTCCCCACTGTGTCCCTCGGTCGATCGGCAGAAAACAGCCATTCTCGCTGGCCCATCGAATCAACTGGCGATCCGTTTTTTTGTTCGCAACGACGGTCTCACCTCGCTCGACTGCAGCGCGGCGTTCCTTTTCTGAATCGGTCCATTCGTCGGCGGATTGCGGAACAATGTTCTTCGCAACCTTTGCGACCTCCTTTCCAACCGGCTTGCCTTCCTCCTTTGCCTTGCTGATGATCTCGTTCTGGCGAGCCTTCGGAAGATCTGCAATCTTTGCAGCAGCTGAAACTGCAACTTCTCCCCTGTCACATGCCGCAATCAGTTCTTTCGAGCCGGATGCAAGCACCTTTGCCGCTCGGTCGACTGACTTACCGGACACTCCAGCCGCTTCACCAGCCTTATCGCGTGACTGCCCGTTAAGGTTAGGACAATTGGCCTTACCTTTTACGCCACGTCCTTCACTCAAAGACTGGCGTTCCTTCGCCTGCTTTTCATAAACACCCTTGGCCCGACCTCCAACCATCGCCCTCTGCGTTTCGTCAAGATGACGACGATGCAAATTCAAACTCAACACATAGGCGACCGGATCTTTTGGATGCACCTCGACCGTTAGTGGTTCAATACCAGCAAACTCACACGCCGCCCAACGATTGCGACCATCAAGAATCATCCCGTCGCATATCTCGATCGGAACCAACTGGCCCCGCAATCCGATGTCCTCTGCCAGCGTCCGCAGTTCGTCTTCGTCCATCAGCGGAAAGATGTTTGCCGCCTCGTGATACTTCATTTCCCATGCTCCCTCTTGTGACAATCCCGACACAACAAACGCAGTTCTGCATCTGCGTATTCCCACGGCTCACGATCTATCTGGTAGATCAGGTGGTGAAGCTGAATGTTCTTTGTGGCTCCACAGTCCTCGCATTGATTGCCTCTTGTTGCGAGTAGGGCCAGTTTCTTTCGTCGCCATCGAAAGTCAGCGAGCTTGTATTGGTAGCGGAAGCAATTTTTTTTTGCCTGTGCATGTGAGCAATGACCCACACGTTTCGCCGGTCTCGCATGTTGCCGAGAATAAGCCAGTGTTCGTAATCTGCGTCACCAACATGGAGATTCTCGAAGATTCTGAACGGGCTTGAGGCATTGTGCTTCATGCCCATGTAGACCTCTTGCGAGCAAATGTGCGTTCGGTGTGATACTCCCTGAACGCTTCGCCATTTAATGTATGGCTTAAACGGAAAGTCGGCTTGAGTCATCACCCAAGCATCTTCGTTGTCGATTGCCGGTTCCGAATCAACTTCCGTTCTTGATTCCAGTTCGGCCCCAAGTGCTGACTCTGACTTTACGACGCAAATGCTGCGTCTGCGTTCGTTCTGAAATTCAATCGGGTCGACGTATCCGGATCGCAACACGCACGAGTTCATCAAGTCAGCTTTTGCCTTGGCGTCATCAATGGAACCTATTGGCTCAACATCGACAACACGAAAAGATTCTGCCCGCTGGTCTGTGTTCGACTTGCGGACCTGTCCAGAAATTCGGGACCAGATGCGAATGTCTTTATCTTCGGACACCGCAAGAGGGTAAAGCCGAATCAGCCCCAGCTCATCGCTCACGACGATCGAGCACATCTTTGTGCTTCCGTCTTTGCACCTGTTCGGCGCACCTTTGGCAACGACCGTGCCGCGTATTTCGATAGCCGCACTCACGCTTTCCGCCCCTTAAAATACTTTGCCGCGATCCGCCACAACACACCCTGCCTCGTCTCGCCGGTCTTTGCTGACTCATCCGCCAATGGCTTTTGCAGTTCCGGCGGAACACGCAGCAGCAGTTGAGGATTGCCTTTGACTTTCTTTGTCACTTCACTTTCTCCAGTTCCTTCTTGAGCCGCAGGACTTCGGCGTGGTTGCCGTCGTGCTGGGCGTAAATGATGCGGGCTTGCAGGTTGCGGATTGTTGCGAGCGTGTCGCTCATGCTGTCACCACTGAGTGAGAGACATAGGTCATCAGTGCCATGTTTTTGCGGTTCAGGCTGTCCAGCATCTCCTGGCATTTTGCAGCCGTTGGCAGTCCGGTCGAAGTTCCGTCGTTAACGACAATTGTGATTTCGTTTCCGGTCAGTTCGTCGTTAGCAATAATGGTGATTTTCATGACTTCTGTTCCTTGCCAGTGTTTTGCGTCTCGGTGCGGTCATGATATCACTATCGGCAGGGGCGTCAATGCGTGGTGATATCATTTTGCAAGATTGCGGAAAGATTTTGTTTTGCCCGTGTTTTTGCGTGTATCCGGAAACGCAGTGAGCCGCACCCGATCGGATGCGGCCCTTCCCAGACTGCGTTAATGCGCGTCATGACGCCCGTAGATGCTTCCGGACGCACCTGCGATTTACTCCAAGGATCTCTGCAGCTTCAGCAATCGTTGTTGTTCTGCCCATCACCACGACGTGGATGTTGTTCCTGCGGTTTCGTGCCTGATCTCGCATCGAGGCCCAGCGGCAATTTTCCGCACAATAGCCTTTTGAGTTATTTATGCGTTCAAGCGTCATTCCTTTTGGTGGCTCTCCCATATCAGATAGAAAGATTGCGAACTTGCGCCACGATCGATCGACGGTTATCCCTCTTGCTCCGTAGTTTTTGTAGTCCGGGTTGCTTTGATTGCAGCACCTTGAAACCATGTTCATCCATGCAATTTGCGCTCGCGATCGCTTTTTAAATGTCGCCCCGCTTCGATTGCAGTTTCCGCACGACTTTGCGGTTCCTCGCTTCACTCTGCCAACAATCATCACCTTTCGTTTTCCACATGAGCACTCAAAAACGGCAGAGTACACACTTTGTTTTGTACTCCTGAATGCAACACCAACCTGAATCAACATTGTGTTCACTCCAAGAAAAAACCCGCGCACGGGCGGCTAGACCTGTGGCGGGTTTCTTGATCGGGCCTGAGCCCGAAGGTTCGATTAAATCACATCTAGCCATGTGACTTGACCGCCAATCATATTGCATCGCTGAACTCTGTCAACACAGCGACGATGGCAGGTAGCTCGCCATCGTCTCCCAATGCTGTGCGTTCCCGCCGCTTTTTATCCGCTTCAGGGAACTGGTGATTTCCACGCAACCGCGTAGGTGTCCTTCCAGTATTCATTCCCGCTAACATCAATCTGCACAAACCCGGCGTAATGCAGTTCCTCCGCAAGCTGGTCCTGGCTGATGTTTCCATAGTGCTCGTCCGGATGCAATGGCCCGCCGTCGATTGCTGAATGCGGATCTCTGCCGGGACCGGCGCAGGTGATCAATAGTTTTCCGCCAGGACGAAGCCAGCTCGCGGCGTGAAAGATCAACGAGTCCCAGACCATGCAATGTTCAAGCACCTCCGCACAGACGACCATATCCACCTTTTGCGTTGGCTCGTAGTCGAGCGCATCGCAGACCACGTCGACCGCTGGGCCTGCGATTAGGTCAAGGCCGATCCATGTGGCTCCGGGAAAGTGTGCCCGCGATGAACCGTTGATGTCACGACTGCCCACCTCGATCACTGAAATTGTTTCGGTAGTCGCGTGCTTCGCGATGAACTCAAACGCGCCTGCGTGCATTACGTAGCCCTTTCAAATGTTGCTGCTGTCTTGCCGATTTCGCCATCATGCGACCACGCAAACAGTGCGAGCGTTTTTCGATAGTTCGCATCCGGCGCGACTGGCAACACCTCGTGCCATTGATTGTCGGTCGTAAACACAACAGCCGTACCGAACTCGGGAGCAATCAACACATCGGGTTCTGAATCGAGATTTGATTCCAATCGCAACTGACCGCCGTCGCTACTAGCGTTCCATCGCCTGTTGATATTCATCACGATGGAATGTGTTCGCCGCCAAAAGTGAATGGGATGTGTCTCAGCGTCGAGGTGTCTGCCAAGAAATCCTCCCGGCGGCATCATGTGCAACCCAGCCGCGTGTGCGTCGTAATCCACAAACGACTCGCCAATGTATGGAATGACAGCCAACGCCAGTGCGTCTAATGCTGCAAGACATGCCGCCGGTATTCGCGCCCGATCCATGCTGCCGAACTTATTTGACGTTGCGCCGTTGTAGCGATGCCAGAACGGCCAGAATTGATCAGGGAACGCCGCTTCGGCCGCAAGGCACAACGAACGAGGAATTGCGTTCTTGATTATTTTAACGCCCACTACAAGCCTCCTGATACTTTGCCCACTCTGGCCACACGACATCGTGCCAGTATTGCTGGTCATACATTCGCCTGCTGTCATTCAAAAACAGGCACGCAGTTTCGCGAGGATCGCACATCTTGCCAGGCCAGCTTTCCGTTCCTGCAAACCATTGGTCAACTGATCGCCAGTTCCGTTTGCCGATCTCAGTGAGCCTCCACCAAAAAAATGTACCCGAGAAGGCCCAGTTGTGCCACTTGCCGAGCAATCCGAATTCCTTAAATGATCCCGCCATCAATGACGTTCTCAGTGCGTTGTAAACAGATGCCCAATCATCGAGGCAGGATTGGTACATTAAGTCCGTCCAGTCCCGCGTATGCTTTGGATCTTCGTACTTCTGCCCCTTTGCATGTGCCGAAAACACGACTTCGTTCGCACCTGCTGACTGTGGCTGCAACAGCTCCAGCATCGGAAGCCACGTTACAACCTCTCGCAGCTTTGGCTGATTAGGCTTGATGATGTGGTGATCGAAGTGTATTCCCAGCGATTCGGCAAACCGGATCACCTCATCCGGCGGCCGCGAATCTTTATCGTGGACAACGCCGAGGATTCGCTTACCGTTAAACAGTCCCCAACGTTTTGCGAGCTGTTCCAAATTCCACTGCCATGAATCGCCGCGATTAGATGCCCAAACGTGATACGTAAGATGCCGTATTGATGAGACAAATGGGCCATGCTCGATTCGCGGCCCATCGGCTTCTGATCTCCAGCCTGTGTACGGTTTTCGCCCGTTGCTTGTCGGCCGATGGCGTCGGTGCGGTCTCGGAGTTGCACACTTCGTTGTTGCAGTCGCTAGCACACCAGAAACAATTTCCCCGATCCGCTTTCGCCGGCTTTCTTTATCGCCGTGCGTTGCTCGCCATGACGGCGGCCATGAGATTTCAGCATAGAGTTTCTGCACAATAGCCGCGTGATCATGGCTCGCCATGCGGTTCAGCGACAGCAGATACGCCTTGCAACTGCCGCACGAAACAGGCTGACCAGTGTCTGCTTGAATCGCTGCCATCATCAGTGTGCCAGCATTGGAGCAGTCCGTGCATTTTGTTGCGCGTGACACAACGCCAGATCGCCGCTGCGGAGCCCGAATCTGGCTTGGCTCAGGCTGCGTTCCATACAGAACATCAATTGCCGCAACCGCACCGCGTTGACATTTTGCGAAATGCACGTCGGCAACGACTTTTTGCCTGCGTTCGCAAAACCCAGCCATAACGCATTCGCACTTCATATATTCAGGGTTCCTGAGCAAATTACCGTGCAGCAGTTTAACCGCTTCCCGGCACAATCACCGACTGCACCGATCGGCTCTTCGTAACAATCGACCTCGACCTCAAGAGGAAAAATCGCCGAAACTCCAGTTGTTGGATCACAAGTGCAGGAGATTGGCCGCACCCAGGTCCACGAAACGGCCGTCGTGGCACCTCCCGGTGTTTCTCCCGTGTCGCCAGTTTGCAGCAACGTAGTGCCGATCCACAGCCGTAACCGGTCACACACTTGATCGTCGCCTGGCTCAGCGAACAGGGCGGAACATTCCAACTTCAAAATAATGCCCGTTCCGCAAGGCGTCGATGAACACGTTCCCCCCGTTTCGGAATACAAAATTGAACTCAATGAGGGGACTGTCGTGGTGTCGTAAATAGCTTCCGTCTGACAAGGTTCGTCGCCAGGCATTGTGACGAAAACGCCAGATTCACCATTGCACCCAGAGATGCTGAAGGGAATGTCTGCAAGAACTCCGAACGGGTGTGAAACATCATAACGAACGGGCAGACAGCAGAACTCGCACGGGCCTTGCTGATTGCACGCGCACTGCTTGCATTCAATGCTTATAATCGTTCCGTCGTACAAGGTCACGATTGCTGACATATCAGCACAGCCCGTCACGAATACCGGATCCTGTTCCTCTCCATCAGCCGTAAGCGTGACAATGCATTCCCCGGTGTACTCGTCTCTGCCGAGCGCAAACGACAGGTCATAATACCCAACCGACCCAGCCCAAACCGGCGGATCGCAAGCATACGCCGTATCAAACAGCTCCCCCGTGAACACGTCGCCACCAGGCTCTGTAATCGTTACGCAAACGCTGTTACACGAACACCGGCAAACGCCGCAAAAGTGATCTCGACAGCCCGTGTCAGGATCGTCAATCAAATGCAGTTCCCGTGGCTCATGCTTTGACCAACGCAACGTGCCTTCCAGATATGCGGTCGCCACTTGCACTTCGCCGCCTGGATCTCTGCAGCTTGCTCCCTCGTAACACGTCGCTCTGTAGACCTCCTCGCCGCCAAGCGTGACGACGTACTCACATTCGCCGTCGTAGTTTCTTTCCCAAAACGCCGTGAATGAATGGCCGCCAACGGTTCCTGTCCATGATGCCGTGGAAAACTCCGCGGAGCCGTGTTGTATTTCTTCGTATTCGACCTCCCACTCGATGCACAGTTTGCAGGGAATGACGCCGCAACATTGATCTGTCGGGACTGTTTCACACGCCTCAAATGTTCGTTCCTGACACGGCTTCAGGCGTGTTGGCGATGACCTGCGAAGATACCTCGGAGGCATTACGCGCACTCCGGTTGCGGACAAAGATCGTCAATGATCCACCGCGGCGAGCAGTATCCGGTCAATGGGTAGTGATACGTCGCGCGGCCTGTTCCGCCTTCAAGATCGTTCGGCGTTAATCCTCGCAGGTAGTTGCACAGATCGTAGACATTGTATGTGCCGTCGTAGTTGGCCCCCGGTGGAGTTTTGTTGCATCCTGCCGTGTACCACGTTGCAGTGACAACAAGCGTTGGTTCGTCGACGTAATCGGTGTCGGGGCACAAAACGTCGTTAATTGTGAACCAGATCGTATGCCCGCCGCCGGTGCCGCCGCCAGCGAACCTCCCAATCAGCGCCCGGTCATCCGATTCCTCATTCGCTCGATGATGCCCGTAAACAACAAACGGCCCCGAGCCTTCCTCGACTTCCCATGACCCAACAATCGGCAAATACTCAATTCCGGGTTCGCTCGGATCTGCCCCGGTCATGATCACCACGCCAAAACGATACGCCCAGCCAACGCCCGTTTCTGTCGACGATGGCACAGCAATCGGAAACTGCGAATTGAAAAGAAACTCGCCATCTGTCGCCGTCGGCTTTTCGACGTCGATGGCAGTCACGTTGTTAATGTTCCGCGTGCCCGTAACTCTCATACACGCATAGGCCGGAATGACCTCGCTGCCAGTGTTGTAGACAAAAACACGATGCGGAGAGGGCTCATCGAGCGTTCGGCGGTTTGGAAAGTGCTGCGTTTGCTGCGCGGGGAGCTGCTTCTGCGACAGGTACCACTGGTACATGTCTCGCATTTTTTCCACGGACAGAACGCCGATTGGCTCCATTATGCCGCCACCTTGATCAGCGTGACCTGAACCGGAGTTGATGCCGTGTCTGAATCAAGATACGTGGTCGCCAGCGTTCCGACTCGCGGAAGATACGCCACTTCACCGGGAGGAACGTCGAACCATTTGACAAATGATCCCGCTGCGTCACCGCCGACCGAAATGATTGCCGTGGCGTGTAGATTCTCGATTCGACAGGCTGCACTATCTGTCACATCACCGGCCGCAATGACCTCGTGCGTCGTTCCAACGACTTGAACGTTCTGCGTTTTCAGTTCGGACGTCGTAGTCTTTTCAACCACTTTCATCGGCGGATTATCGACCACAACGCTGTCACGAGCGAATTGAAGTTGCGAAGTGAACTTGAATGAATTGGCCATTACAGGAGCCCCAGTGATGCGTAAGGAAGCGAGTTGTAGATCTGCGTGTACTTCCAGACGGCTGCGTCCGGGTCCAATTCCTGCGTTCCGTTCAGTTTTAGCAGGACCGGCTTTGTTACTTCTTGCCCGTTCAGGTCTCTCGCCCGCACCGGCACCACCGTAGTGTCGGGAGTTGCCGAACCGTTAATCAGCAGCCCTTCATGTCGCCAACGCTTGTACCACGCCTGAGAAGACGTCGCACCCATCAAAGGCAAGCGAAACTGAATTCGTGCTGTCACGTCCCATTGCTCCAATGGCAGCCCGAACTTGAATTGATTCTTTGCAGAGTAGCCAACGATTCGTGCGGTTCCTGGCGGCCATCCCAAAAACGTATCTGAGTTCGTGGCGTGTCGATATGCCGCCAATGCGTAGGCATTGAACGTAAAGAACTTGCGACGAATCACGGCCACCGGGTCTGAGATTTCCATCGTCAGTCCCTCAACCTGCTCATAGTTGGCAGTGACGATCGCAACGCCGTTGTAATCGCGGTCAATTGGTTCTGTCGATGTTGAGTCCGACCATTCAATGTCAACCGTGGCGTCAAATCGCTTGCCCTCATACTGCAGGCTAACAATTGACGATATCGGTCCAACATTTTCAACGGTTTTGACTTTAAGGAACGAATCGACACCCGAAACGTGCCGCGATCCATAGGCTGGCAGCAGTCCGGTTTCCTTGATCACTTCGGAGTTATCGTCGACAGCGTGCGTGACGAAATACGCCTCGGAATGGCTGTACGTCGTCGCGAAATTGTCGTACTTTTCTGATGTGCTGCTTCCGCCTTCACGGGACCACATTTTCGTTGCGTCGATGACGGCCATTAGACAATTGCCTCCATCTGCATTGTGTTGGCAGTGTTCTGACGCACGTCGTCCCAAACTTTCATCTGATCTCGATCCAACTGAACGAGAATTTTTGCCTTTGGCGGTTTCGGTGGTGGCGGATCTTTAAGCAGTCGAATGATTTCTTGCATCTGATCGGGTAGCCGCATTCCCGGACCGCGTGTGAGCAATCGCCCCTCTGTGACTGCAGTTCCTTGAGTCAACACTGACGGCCTCATCTTCAAATCGATGCTGCTTGCGGCGTTTTGCACTTCGCTGGAAAGCGACGAGCCAACTCCCAGCATTCTGTCACGCATTTTGTTGGAAAACTCTTCGCCGAGACGACCGCCGACCGCGCCAATCTTTTCAGCGAGATCCTTTTCCCGTTCCGTCAATTGACGGGCTGCGATCTCCGGAAGTGATGTCAGTTGAGACTTGAAGCCATCGAGCAGGCTAATGCTTGCCGCTTCTCCGAGCCCTGCCATCAGTCCTTCAATGCCGCCTTCACCACCCGAGGCGATGAACGCAAAGATTTGGTAAACCGTTTCGCCAATAATTCGCCCGGCGTTTGTAATGATCGTAATCACGCCGTTGAATGCGTCTTGAATCAGATTGATAAAATTCTCTCCAAACCACACGACATAGGCCGGAATGGTCTGCGTGAATGCGTGCATGACCACCTCAGAAATGGTGATCATTGCCAGTTCCGCCGCGGCTTTTGCGATCTCCCAAACGCCGCCAAGATTGGTGACGATGACCTCCATAAAAGTAAACGCACCGACGATCACGTTGATGGCCGCAACGACCTTTTCTTTCACCCACTCCATCACGGGGCCGATGTTTTCCAAAATCTTCGTGGCAAACTGAACGGCCGGCACGAGCAGCGAATCCAGCGACGTCGCCAGCTGCTGGAGCCCTGCATTGATCAGCACCCGAATCGGGGCAATGATCTTGCCAATGGATTCCATCAGCGTTGACATTGCGGAGTCGGCACGACGGCCAGAGCCAGCAACCGTCGTCATGTCGGCTGCTTGTTGTGCTAGTCCCTGATTGGCAATTGCCATAACGGCCGCAAGTCGTTCTTGATTCGTCCGCATGTACATGATCTGCGGATTGACCGCCGCAAATGCGTCAAAGTTGCCTTCAAGGGCTGATTTCAGATCGCCCATAGCAGACGCCGCGTCTTTGCCCATTGCCGCGCCAAGTCCAATAGCGGCCTTGGCTGCATCGTCCATCTTGCCCGTAGCGAATCCCATTCCCGACGCTTGCTGCATTAACGCAAGGGCTGCATTGTCGGATACGCCGGTCATCTTCTCGATGGACTTGGCGACATCCTGCATTTTTGACGTCGCATCTGCGTCTCCGCGAATCTGCAGAGCGGAGTTCAGTTTCTTCACTGACTCTGTTTGTGCATCATAGGCTGCGTTGATTCGATTCAGACCACCCAATGCCGCCAATGCTGCTTTGACCGCGACATAGACGGTTGTCAGCGTTCCGGTAACGGCTGCCAGTCGTTGCGTAGACTTACCTACGGATTCCGTCTTTTGCTCAAGACGCTGAAGCGATTTTTCCACAGCGGACATCGCAGGCTTTGCCTGGTCTTTTCCGCCGATGACAAAATCAATGCCGTTGCTCACAGGTTGCGCCTTTTATCTCGTTCGTTTTCGATCCGATGTTCTTCGCTTCTTAGGATGCTTCTCAGTTCAAACCACCACGCTGACTGATCGAGAATTCCACCGACAACCGGCAGGTGATGCTCACTGGCTGTCACGATCTGAATATCACTGTTGAGTTCCGGCCCAATGAATTTCATGGGACATTGACCAACCTCGAACCATCCATCCTTACAATTCTTGCATCCTTCACCGCCGCATTCTGGACATTCGATTTCCGCAGGCTGATCCGGTGTTACGATTTCCCGGCATCGGCCAACGCAGGACTTGCAGAGTTCACCGCATCGCACGAGGGCTGCGACTCTGATTTTTTTTTATCATCTGGTGTCGCTGACGTGGACGCCGCGAGAAACGTAAACACCTCAACCAGCTCATCAAGTGTCAGGACATCGCCAATCGTTTCGCGACTGAATTCGACAGGAATATTTTCCCATCCAGTCAGACACATGGCCGCCGCGTCAAGCAGTGCGTCCATGCTCGCCGCGATGTCGCCACCGCCCAAATTTTGCAGCAATGCGACTAGTTTTCGCTGTTGATTAAGTGTAGGCGTTTTGGCGAATATCTTCGGCTGCGGAGTCTTGTCGACGTCGCACGCCAAAACCATTGTGAGCTTCGATGAAGGGTCAAGACTTCGAGGCATAAACCAATCAATCAAAAGTGATAGTGAGTTCAGTATCTGCGGAACTGCCCGCAGTACACAGCCAAGTCAAATCGTCCGACATGATTCCGTTGCGGTCGCCTTGCTGCTTGTTTTCAATTTGAGCTTTGGGGGCTGCAATCGTGATGGAATTCCCGGTTGCTCCAATCTGCATCGAGAACGCCTGTGCTGAACTGGTCAGCCAAAGCGCGTCACGGTCCTGTGTGGCTACCAATGCAGATTCGGGATTCGCCGTGATGACCGGAGCCCGATCTGTAACAATTGCGGAAATGTAGCCGCTGCGATCACTCGCATTGACGCACTCTCGCATCGTCACTGTGTTGCCGGAATCGATCTCAACTGATGCCGTACACAGTGCAACTGAGTTCCACGTCAACGCCCCTTGAGCAACACGCAGAGGAAGTACTGTCGGATACGTTGGAGCGAGGATTGCGATGTCCGTTTCGTTAGTTGAATACTTGCCCGTGAACGTGAATTCAATCATCGCCTGTTTGCCGGTTTCCGCGATAATCTTCCACGTTCCCATCGCACCGGACAACACTGACAACTTTCCGTCCTTGTATTCGCCGATCGTGATTGTTTTTACGCCTCCAGATCCGCCTGGGCGTTCTGTGACTGGAGACAACACAAGCGAAGTGGCGACCCATCCGCACGCTGGCAGAAGCACTGATGCCCATGTCGGCAGCGTCGTGCCGTTGTACGACATGCCGAAACGAACCGTGCATGTGCCCTGCATTCCTTCAGGAATCCCCGGCAGATAATTGAATCCACCTTGCCCCTGTCGTCGGGTGACAGCGATATTCGGCTGAATGGTAAAATCTTCCGCGTTAAATGCGGCTTCAGATCCAGTGAGTGATTCCGCAGTCCCAACGGTTGCCTCGACCTTGGCAGCAAATACGCGACGACGTCTCAAAAGTCCGCTCATGCTTGGCTCCTATTTCGACACGAGCCCTTCAGCTCGCAGAATGTTCAGTTTAATTCGTCGTTCCATCTGCTTTCGCAGCTCGTCATTGATTCGCTTGATTTGCGGCTTTGTGAACTTGTTTTTCACGTATGCCCCAAATGCTGACACCCCTCGGATATGAATGATTGGCAGACGTTCTTTTCCGACCCTGCGGAACGCATTGCCTTTCCATTTGGTATTCATCACACCGGGTTTCGGGCCTTGGAATGCTCCATCGACTCGATTCCGTCCACCCTGTTTTGAAATCTTGAACGACACGCCGCGGTTGTCCTGGCGTGCTCCGAAGTGCCTAAGCCCGAGCCGTCTGGTTTTTGCAATGCTGACTGTCGTCTTTGGCTGGTCCGCTGTGGCTTTCGCGTGAATCTTCAACGGGGCTTCAGACTCTTTTTTCTTGATAGCGATGACGCTGCGAACGTCTCGCCCGATGTCCAGTTTCGTTTTTTTCGCAGCCGCGTTGATTGCTGCTGCCAGTTCTCGCCCGAATTTCTTTTTTGCCTTGCCGACCGACTCACGCAACCGCTTTAGCTGCTTTGCGTCGATGTCAATCGCAATCATGCTCGCACCGTGTATAGATCGCCCTCACTGACCCGAAACATCACCGTCAGCGGAATAGCGATTCCGTCGTATCCTCCATCTGATGTTGCCGTTTGTTGTGCCCCAAGATCAGCATTGATTGCGAGTTCTCCGAACGTGTGCCACGTTGCCGGATCGTTCACAATGGCATTGTGAATCTCGGCCTCCATGACATCTTCATACACCTCAACTGGCGTTGTGTCTTTTTCGCTTGGAGCAATATGAACGCGAATCAAAAACGTCTGTTGATACCCGACCGCCGGAGGATTACCTGGACAATCGATTTCCGTCAGTCGCGAAACCTCACCACGAGTCAAAACGACCAGTCCGTGCTGTGGGGTGTATGTCGCCAGCTTCGTCGGCCTGACGACATCTGTGAACGCATACGCCCCAGCACTGCCGGACACCAACGCTTGCAGCCGCGCGAAGATCTCATCTGAGATTCGTGAGACGACAGGCGTTTGAAATGTTACCGACATATCAACACCAGCATTCCGGAGTCATGTTCAGACAACAGTTGCACTGACCGCTTCGTCGGTGTTTCTCCGACTCGCACGGCCAGCTTAATCATATCGCCACCGGTGTTTAGTTCTTCGCTGCTGATTCCCGTAGTGGAATTGTTCGCGACTCTAACCTCGAACTCTGGCACGATCTGCTCATCCGGGCCAAACGTTGCCACCTGATTGCGAATCACGACGGCCTTGATGGTTCTAGGCGTCGCTGGCGTCCCGAACCGATGCGGGTGGTACGTGACTGTTTCAGCGAAATGATCGCTGTTGAGAAACACACCCACCGCATCGGTTACGATCCGTTCAGCAAGGCTCATGTTCGTTTCGCAAGAATCTTGACGTAATCGATTGTGCAAACATCTGCGTTTGTGTTCGCCGCTTTCTGCAACTGAATGATCGGCTGCAGTCCGGACGAATACGCCGACATATCAAACGTGGTAGACGCTGCAACACGAACCCCGTCGATGTAAAACCGGACGTTTGACTTGCCGCCCGTGAAGTCGATCACGAACCGCTTGTACGTCGTTCCGAGTGTCACACCGCTGGAAATGTCATTCTTGTCAGTCGTGCCGTCGTCGCTTTCGCAATAGACGACAGTTGTGCTGTTGGCTCCTTCCATGCGAAACCAAGCATGTTCTGCCACGCTGTCAGCCGTATCGTTACGGGCTGACGACACACCGAACACAAGAATAGATCCGCTTGTGAATGTGGCTGCACCCAGCTTGACTCGCATCTCGACACGCTGAATATCGTCGATGTCGAACGTCAACGCGTCGTTGTGATGCAAACCAAGAATCTGTGCCTGGCTGTCCGCCGTTAATGTCAGAATCGCGGCACCCGCACTTCGCACGTGCGTCGGTGGTGCGGCCCCTGTAACATCAGTCAGCCACGGCGTGCCAATGTTCGCCGACGTTGGAAACGTTACCGTCGTGCCTTCGAAGTCGTCGACATATTCCTGAAAGTCCTGAAGACCTGCCATTTCAATCACCTTTCAAAACGGGTCATCGCATTCCGCTACCGTTGGGAGTGCTTCAAAGAACGGCGGACCACGCGGCCCGCCGTGTTTCATCAGTCAGGCAATTACGCCCCGTTGTGCTTGTACAGTCCGCGATAGTCGATGGCGGCCACGCCAAATGTCTGACGCACCTTGTACTTGTAAACGTCCTTGTCGAAGTCCCACTCGTTTTCGAGCACCGGAGACTGTTCGCCTTCGAGGAACGTAATTTCGACCGTGTCAACTTGGCTGTTATTCGCAGCCAGGTACCAAGCCGTTGAGCTGTTAGCATCCAACAGTGGCTCGACAATAACTTTCAGTGGTCGATCACCGTTCGGCCCGTAGATGTTCTTGGTGTTGCTGTTGCCAGCCGCGGAACCGCCGACCGATGGATCTGCAATAGATCCCAGTAACTGCAGTGCCGTCGCAGAAATTGCCGCAGGAACGATCAAAAACGCTGGCTGAATGTTTAGGATCACGTCCGACCGTAGGCCCTTCTTGGTCATCATGGAGATAAACGCAGTGTTCAGCGTTCCAACTGCCGGAGCACCGGCACCCGTCGCATAGTTTGCGTGACCCCCGGCAGTCGTCTGAGCTGTCGCGTTGAACAACAGGCCAGTATCAGCCATTGCGGCATTCGCTGTCAGAACGCCGTAGACGGCCTGATTTTGCAAACGTCGGCACGCTGCTCCCTGCATTGCTGGAATGCGGCTGATAGCGTCAAGATCATCATTGACAACGGTTTCCCATGTCACTGTGAACATGTTGCCGTACTTGTTGATCTTGTACGTTTCCTTTGTGTCCGACATTCCCGCGTCTTTGTACTCCTGTCCTTCAGGGACCATTTCAGGAGTGCCCATTTCGCTAAATCGAATGCGGTTGATGTTTTTGAAGTCCGCAGTCGTTCCGGCATCTCGTGCCCACATGTTCCAGGTATATGGGGCTTCTTCGTATCCTGCCAGAAGCGTCTTGTTGGCCGCGTCAAGCAGAAGATTTGAAAAACTCCCAGTGGTGTGGTACGCATCACGCTGAATTCGGAATCGGTTCATTGATCCCGGATGTCCCATTGCAACCAGTGCGATATCCTTGGCAGCCATGCGTCGAACGTCGCAGCCCATCTTTTCCGCGTACATTTCGGCAACGCGGCCCAACTTCATGCTGACGAAGTCCTGATGTCCTGCGGCTGGATTTGCCAGCGTCTGGTTCCGCATTCCGCTGGCTCGCAGAGTTCGCATGATCAGACCATCACGGGCCGCTGCAAACAGCTTGTCATCGGCTGATTCTGTGACGCTGACACGTTCGGTCGACTGACCGGCAGGTTTATTGGCCATTCGCTCCAAGATCCTTGTTCTTGCGGTGTTGAGGTCAACGCCGTCGTCACACAGACTGTCGGCAACTGATCGCTCGATTTTGTGAACAGTGCAAAGAGCCTGAATCTCCTTGCGTCGCTTTGCGTCAGCTCGCAACGCGCGGCTGATAGCTTCCTCAACCTTCTTCTTGTCTTCTTCTGGATCAGTCGCACCGTCCATGTTCTCGACTTTCTTTTCCTCTGGTGGCGTCGTGTCGCCGTCCATGTTTTCCACCGGCTCTGGCGGTTCTGCTGTCGCAGACGTGCCAAGCTTGCCAACGACCCACGCCAAGATCTGGTTTGGGTCTGTCATGCCTTCTGGGAGCCCCATTGCTGCGAGCTGGCCCAATAGTGCCTCGTCCATTCTTTTCACCTTTCTTTCGAGGTCTGTGTAGGACCTGCGGACAGTTGAGTGCTCGTCTGCCCCAGTGGCACAGATCGAAGCGTTATGTGGCTGCCATCTCACATGGATGACCGCCGGACCATCGATCACCGCTCCGCGTTTTGTCGTGTAGCTTTGGCCATGCGGCACAAAGAGCGATTCCATTGGAACGGCTGTGATTGAAAAGTCTGTGATGTGTCCTTCATCCATTCGCGTTCGGATAACTTGCGATTCTGCATCGCTCGCAAATGACGGCACGCCGTGAAGCTCACCGTCGATGACTTGCATCTGGCGAATAGAACCAAAAATGTTTCTGACGCTTCTGTCGTCGTGCGAATCTACAATTGGGATCTGCGATTGATTGGCGCGAAGCACAACGCCATCCATCAACAAAACTTCATTGATGACGTACCCGCGATCCTCGTCGTATCGCCTGACCGGTGTTTCAGTGGCAATAACGACGTCGGAAACGCCTGACGAAATCCCTACTGACCGCATAACGACGGATGATGTTTTAAGCGGCTGCAGCTTGCGTTTTTTTGTAGTCATTTTCTTGCTTTCATTGCTGCAAGCTTTTCTTTGTTAGCCTTGATTCGAGCCTGAACTTCCTCCAGTTTTTTTTGCGTGTCAGCCTTTTTTGCATCAATGTCAGCGAGTGCCGATTGCAAAGCGTTTATCTCAGGCGTGTCCGTTTTTGGTCCGGACTCTTCCAGCTTGTTCAATTTTTGTTTCAGGTCTGCAATGTCCTGCTGTGCCTTTTTTGCTCGTGCATCCATCGTGGCTTGCACTGCATCACCTTTCGGCTTGCTATCGCTGCCCGTCTCGCTATCCGGCTTAGCGATTGTTTTTCCCTTCGGGCCGGTCTTTACCGCTCCGCCATCCGTAATAAACAACGCAACCCCGTCATCGTTTGAAACCCATCGCCCGCCCTTGCTGGCTCGCTCAACAGTATTCTCTGTCTCCGGAACCTGATCCAAATCTGTGTCAACCGTTCCGTCTGACGCATCAGCCAAGAGCATTTGCGCCGTCGCTTCAGTGAGCCCGAGCGACTGCAGAAACACCTTTGACTTCGTTTCGCTGGCAGTGCCTGCAATGAACTCCGCCAGAATATCTTCAATGGCTTTGCGATTACGGCCCCATTGCAGCCGGGACATTTCAGACATCTCACCGGCGGGCTGTCCGGGCTGTGGCATTGCTGACGCTGCGGCCATTTGCTGCCCTTCGGCCTGCGTTGCGTCGACGTTAGCCATGTCGGCAGTCACCAGTCCGAGTTGCCGCTTCAGCTTTTCTTCCTTGGCTCGCTGGTAGAACACGTTTTTCCAGTGCTTACCACGCTGTCCAAGTTCGTCTTGGTAGGTGCTTTGGAACGAGTTCAACGCAGAATCTGACGCGGCCTGTTCGCTTTGTGGGTCTACCCATTCCCATGCGGGAGTCTGCCACTCGACCGCAGTCGCGGCACGACGGTCGGCAAGTATCTCGGACATCGACGGAAAGCCGTCGACGCCTGCAGTCGCAGCCTGATCACAGAATCGATCCCAGATCGGCTGGCACATGTGCTGTACGTCATAGCGTTGCCACCTACGGAAACGACGACGATCCTCGAGCATACTTGTGCGGCTGCTGCTGTAGCTCGTGCCGCTGTAGTTCCGGCTGACAACTTCGTACGACAAACCTGTGCCGACCGAAATGCCTCGCAGCATCAGATTGATCCACGGTTCCGACGCTGAGTTTGGACGCCCCGGATTGATTGATTCAACCGACTCGCCTGGCTGCAATCTGACAACCATCGCCGGTTCAAGATACTCAAACTGATTGCCGCGTTCGTCGCTGCTTTCGTCGTCGGTTGATGGCATCAG